TTAGTGGACTATTTTTACCCCTCATAAAACAATGAAGAGATTTGTATATTGATTTATCTAATAGCGCACCCAGATGAACACCAAGTTTCGGATGCCATACACTGCTTCGTTTGAGAAATTCGAATTCTTCTAAAGGCAAGAAATCTAATAATTCTGATTCCTTGTCAGGCATAGTGTATACTTGCCCATATTGCGCGAGAAATTTCGAACAGCCCTTAATGGTGAATTTATGTATGTCATCCCTAACAGAACCAATGTTATCATCTCCGTAGGTCATTGCAGCCACACAATCACGAAACTTTAATCTATTCTCAAATGATTCCGGTGAATATTGAGAATACAAAAAGCAACGTAGATTTAATGAGCCACAAATACCATTAATGATAACGGTCAATGAATTACCACTAATGTGTGTGCCTTCTGTTAAGCCAATTAGATCTCCATTAAAAGCTATATAAGCGAAAACAATATCGCCAGTCATAGCTTCCATAATATCACAATCTTCTTGCTTATAATCACACACACGAGCAAAATCTATGAGGATACGAAGAGCGGCAAAAATTAATTGTGATGGTAATTTTTGGTCGTATTTCCCATAATCACCACCAAATAATCTCTTATCACCAAACTTCATAACGTGCTCATGGAATTGTTGCCATTCAGGTCCGTGCGAGTTGATACCAACAGCGCATTCAGATACAAGTGGATTCATTTGTAGAACACGAAGCAAAGGTAAATAATATTTACGAATAAGATATGTTAAAGATAATGCATTCCCATAAAAGATGCGACACTTCTCTTTAGTAAGAATCTCATCCTTCTTGCACGCTTTGGCAATAGGATACCCTCTTTCACCGCGCCGATAACAATCTTCGACACGCTTAATCTCATCCATCAATTCCTTCTCTAACTCCCTATTATTAGGCCATTCTTCAGTGGGTTCTAATTCAATTACATGGTCACGTTTTGGTCCTGTAAGTGGAAAACCCACAGAAGTATCTAACTTAATAGCATCCATAAATTTCTTACCCGGAATACCACACAAATTTTCATGATCAGATAAAGGGCGCGCATCACGCCACAATTTTGACTTGAAAATTTCAAGTAATGGTTCCTTGTAATCTTTTATTGCTATCTCCAATAAATCGTGAGGGTAAGGGTGGGCAGGCACAGCCAAATTGGCTAAACACGTTTGCCATCCATACCAATCAGGATTCAATTTTGGACCACGATAGATATTTGGAACACCACATACATCCAAAATATGTGGA